GGTTAAAAGCTTAGTGATGCTGCCGACTTGCGCTGTTACGACTGTCAAGCCATCAGCAATGTGGGCGAATAGGTTCGGGCGTACTTCGCCGGACTTGGTTCGCTGTGGAATTTTGCGGCCATGTTTCACTGCGGCTGCAATTGCTTCGAGCCGATCAGTTAGCTGGCGCTCGCGCACTCGCTCGCTGAAATGCTCGGTGAGTTCATAGGTGGTGTTCATGTTGCTACCTTCTTTTGTTCATAGGGAAAAACCATAATGGAAGCGACTGTTTCCAATCGCTTCGATATGACTTCTAATAGTCAGGCTCGTACAAGTTTCCATCTCCGAGCGCCTGATCCACCAGATCAAAACCATCCTTATAGTGGACTTCATGCCGCTGCACTTCGCCGTAGGTGACACCGCCGCCGCCTGAGCGGTGCTGTGCCAGCAATCGCTTCGCCTCTTTTCGAGTCTTAGCCCGAATGTTGTAAGCGCTTGAATCGTCTAGGCAAGGTGCTACCCAGTAAACTAATTTCATAGTCGTACTCCTGTAGTGAATGAAAAAAACCATAATAGAAGACACTCGATTGAATGCCTTCGATATGGATTCTTTTAGTGAATCGCTCACTTAGTACCTAATGGGCTATGGCAGGCTCTCGCGCAATTACTTCTCTTTTCACTCAATCGCGCTCAGGGTGCAATCCATTGCAGCTTCAACATAACTTTACTGGTACAGGCTGGTTAAACCTTCTCGGTGTATCCCACTAACAATGTATGCAAGTCTCACGACTGGCTGGCATGTTAGATTTACAGCCTCCGAACCCAGCACATTTATCCGGCTGGTAGATTGCTCAGCATTGCTCGACTCACTACCAGTTGACCTAGTGGCTGGTGCATCACCCTGATGCTGTCGTGAGTCAGTAGCCTCCGTGCTGCTGAGGTGTCAAGTATAACCACAGTTAACGTCACAAGTACAATACTCTTTAACAATAAATCACAGATAATCTTTCTTCTATCTATAGGGAATAACACTCCCATAACAGCATTATGCGTTTTATGTAATGAATACAATGACTTACATCACTTCATAACACATGTAACATGGGTCGAAATCCGTCTAAGCAACGTTAGCGAGTCACAGATACTAGCGTTAGGGGTCAGAAGCAAATGCGTCACAGAGACTCTGAGGCCGTCTAATGATGACTTGTCAGCAGCAGCTAGATATACTCTCGAAAAAATAACTTTTATTACTTTTTAATAAGATTTCTTATGGTGTGAATAGATGAGCGATAACAAACTGACCGCCAAGCAGCGGAGATTCTGCGAGCTGGTTGCCGATGGCAAGACTCAGGCTGATGCCTATAGAGAAGCATACGACAGTAATGGTTGCAGCCAGACCGTGAGGAATAGCGCTTCCAAGTTAATGAAGCTGGAGTATGTTCGGAGTACGGTTGACTCGATAATCAAGCGTAAGAGCGATCTTAATATAGCTCGCAACGTTTCCAGTCAGGAATTAGTGACTCGTACTCTGCGAGATCACATCACTGGCACTATCGATCTGGAGCCTACGCAAGTCCAATCACTATCGATACTCGCTAAGGTGTCAGGTCTGTACGTCTTAAAACACGAAGATGTGACTGAGCGTAATAGTGAAGACATCGCTGGAGACCTGAAGCGTAAACTGGGCGAGCTGGCACTCATCGCTGACGATGTTGCTGATGAGGAGTCAGGTGTAACACATTAGTCGCAAGGTGTCAGGTGTCTTATTACGTCAGGTGTCACACTTAATCAACGAGGGGTCACGTGTCACTCATTACCGTAAGGGGTCACGTGTCACATTATGATAACCCCCCCCCGAGCGCAGCGACTACCCGTGCATATATACATAGTATTCCACGCAAACGATTTCGCAAATTTCATCTCACCTCACTTTTCACGCATCACTTGTAATATGTCTCAACCCTTTTTTTCGTCAGATAGTGCCACACAAATATCGGCAAAAAATTTTCTGCAAAATTTTGGAAAACCGTACCCACTGAGGGTTGTGCAGGTGTGGCAGGTCTGGCAAGTCTGGCAGGTCGTGCAAGTAATGGGTTAACTAACCCGTTAGCACCTGACCTGTCAGCAGTAAGCGTTTAACCTCTATCGAAATACCCTATTTAAATTAAAAAACGTCTTCTGTAACACTTGACATGTACCTGTCAATAGCTACTATATGCTACACTTATCGAAGTTGCGCCAACGCACCACGTGATATCACGATCTGGAGTAACTGCCGAATCCCTTTGATGGGATTCGAAAGTGAGTTACGCAACGGTAATTAACGTAACGTAATATCACGTAGGAAGGCGCAACCTTCGGAGAAGCTATGTCTGTTAAAGTTGATCCTTCAGTGCTATCCACGATAGATCAGTTACCTCCTGAAAAGCAGCAAGAAATACTGGATTTATTAACCGCGCTGGATAACGCCAAGAAGCGGGAAGCGGCGCGGGAGCATTTCATTGATTTTGTTAGACACATGTGGCCTGCCTTTATTGAAGGCCGCCATCACAAGATCATGGCCGATGCTTTTGAACGCATTGCCTGTGGTGATTTAAAGCGGCTGATTGTTAACATGCCGCCGCGTCATACAAAGAGTGAGTTTGCTTCTTATCTATTGCCTGCGTGGTTTTTGGGCCAATACCCTGAGAAGAAGATCATTCAGACTGCACACACCGCTGAGTTATCAGTTGGTTTTGGCAGGAAGGTTCGTAACCTAGTGGATGACGCTGATTTTAAAAAGGTTTTCCCAAAGTTGGCATTAAGGGCCGATTCCAAAGCGGCTGGGCGATGGAGTACCAATAAAGGTGGCGAATACTTCGCTATCGGTGTTGGTGGTGCGGTAACAGGTAAGGGCGCTGACCTGCTCATCATTGATGACCCTCATAGTGAGCAGGAAGGACAGAGCATTGACCCCTCTGTCTTTGACAAGACTTATGAATGGTACACATCCGGCCCTCGCCAACGTCTACAACCCGGAGGAGCTATCGTTATCGTTATGACACGCTGGCATATGCGTGATCTGACGGGAAAGATAGTCAAGTCCTCAACTCAAAGAGAAGGGGTAGATGAATGGGAAATAATAGAGTTTCCGGCACTCATGCCGTCAGGCAATCCCTTATGGCCGGAATTCTGGAGTCTTAAAGAGCTGGAAGCTCTTAAAAGCGAACTGCCCCCGAGCAAGTGGAATGCTCAGTACCAGCAGATACCCACAGCCGAAGAAGGGGCGCTGGTCAAAAAGGAGTGGTGGAGAGTGTGGGAACAGGAACATCCACCTAAATGCGAATTCGTAATACAGTCTTGGGATACCGCTTTTCTCAAGACAGAACGGGCTGACTACTCAGCCTGCACCACATGGGGCGTTTTCTACGCTCCTGATGACGAAGGGCGTACCAAGCCCAATATCATCCTTCTGGATGCCTACAAAGAACGTCTTGAATTCCCCGAACTCAAAAAAGTCGCTCATGAGCTTTATCTTGAAATGAAGCCCGATGCTTTCATTGTTGAGGCTAAAGCCGCAGGCACTCCATTGATATTTGAACTCAGGGCAATGGGGATTCCGGTGGCTGAATATACCCCGACACGGGGTAACGACAAGATCGCAAGGGTTAACGCTGTTGCTGACTTGTTCGCATCAGGTGTAGTGTGGTGTCCAGAAACCAGATTCGCCGAAGAAGTTGTAGACGAATTCGCCGCCTTTCCAGTGGGCGAACATGATGACTTGGTGGACTCATCCACTCAGGCATTACTCAGATTCAGGCAGGGAGGCTTTCTAAGCCTGTCTTCGGATGAACCCGAAGAGCAGCACATGCCAAGAACGGCCAACTATTATTAATCATGGGAGTGTAATAGTGGTGCGAATCCACGGGTTAATCTATCGGAACCCTGCTAGTAGCCGCTCCCGCCAACTATTATTAATCACAGGAGTTAGAACCCTATGGCTACGATAACCCCGCACAAAGAACGTGTTGATCCAACAATTTTAGGATTGGTATGCGATCCAAATATGCTGGAAGAAAGTGATCTTGCAGACTATAACATACTCGAATCTCAGGTATTTCAAGCAGTATATTGCCTTGCACACAACGCAACAAACGAAGAGCCTACAGAGGCAATGAAATCTTCTCAGGCAGCGTTAAACTTAGCCAATGCG